ACATTTTCTGTATATAACTGTGTACCAGCTGCTGCCGTCTGCGGCCAGTTTACTACTGCTATTCTACTAGGTATTTTTGCTCTTTCTATAATGTCTGTCATTTTAATCATCTGTTCAACATCAAGATCAAGTAGTCTTTGCTGAGTTGGAAGAATGTCATCTGCACTAACGGCAAAGCTAGACACTTCACGTGGAATATCCACTAAGGCTAAATTACTACTCTCACTTATTTTAAGGGGAGGAGTATCGTGCATAAACTCTCCAAATATATTCTTTGCAATAGTTCCTATAGCTGGCATACTCTTCGCGAGTACATTACCAACTACAGGTATTTGCTGAGCAATACCTTGAACAAATTTCATCTCTTTACTCTGAAAAGTCATCTTTACTTTCTTTGAAGATTCGTATTCAGATACACTATTTTCATATGCTTCAAATGTAAAGTATACTAGTTCTTTTTGATATAGTATCTTTCTAAATACTTTGCGGTAGCAATCGACAGATGCTCCTCCTAAGTTTTCAAATTCATGAATTAATACATCCATTTTATCTAGCACTGACTTCATCCTTCGAGTCATGGAAACAACTGTTTCAAACAAGACTTCATCGTCGGATGTTGTCAGCTTAACGCTAGAGAGGGTCGTTTGATCATTAGTTGTGGCCATAGTGACATTTCAAAAAGAGGTGCTGATGAGAGAGCCCACCAGCAGGCAGCCATTAACGAAAGGTTTACGGATAAGGAGAAAAGGATGCTCCTTATCAGTCATCAGTCAAGAGGTGACCAACCGTCCCCAAATGTTCTATACCTTTATTACTGCAACACTTCATTCTCTGCACTACTAAGATAGGTTGTGAGAATCCACCAGCTAAGGGTACAGCCGTAAGAGCAAGTGCAATCCATAAATGGAAAACACCGAGAACAAGACGCACTGGATTGTGCGCCCATATCCCCTCCTCACGGTTTCACTGAACAACCTATGTCTTCATGTATCGAAATCCATATACAGCTCAAGCAAGTAACAAATGAGCAAACAGCGCTTTGACTTAGCCACTTTGTCCGTATGATCCATACGATCCACTCAATACCACCGGATTAATAATGCGTTGGGTCATGGAAATATGCACTACGAGGCTGCATACAACCTGCACTAAGAACTGTTAAAAGGATAGCTTGTAGTTATATACACTACAAACCACCTAATAACTTCCAATGCAACGCAAAATGTTCCGACTCCCTCGAGTTTGACGTATCTCACATACGGGAAAGTGCACCAAAGGCACACAAAATACAAATGTTTGATGGAAAGACAAGTTAACGACATGTCGTGTCGGAAAAAGATGTAGCACACAAACGGTACTACACCCGTTTCCACGAATTGATAACAGGATCGTAACTCCCGCCCAAGCAGGCAACACAAACGGTTGCAAACTCGGGAATAAGAACGTAGGGCCAAAGGCCCT